GAGCGCTCCGCCGAGACTCACCTCAGCCGAGACATTCTTCGTACCGCTGAGATACTCTTCGTTCGTCGACCCGGGAACGCTGAGGAAGACCTTGCCTTGCTTGCTCACCGCAAACGTATAGGCGTTGGTCTCGCCCCGCGTGCCCGCTGGGGGTCTGACCCTAAAGAGATGGGCACCGGCGAGGGTGTTGACCTCTGAATCGGGACTCGTGGGTCGTCTGTCGACCGCTTCCAGAGTCAACCTGCCGATTCGATGTGACCTAAAATCTTCGAACAACTTTGGTTTGAGAACCTGGGCGTACTTCCGTTGACCATCGGTCGAGTTCAACGTATTGCCGACCACAGTCCCATAGACCCGCTCGATATAGGGAAGCCTGCGGTCGATGGAGAAGCCGTCGATTTCCTCTTGAACCTCTTGCGTGAGGTCGGTCGTATGGCTCAGCTCGAGGCGATCCTCGACAAACGCATCAGCTCCACTGTCCGCGTCGTCGACGCTACTCGCGCGAATGGTCGGCGGATAGTGGACCTTCCGACCGTTGGCGTATGTGACCGTCGGGAAGTTGAGCTCGTCATTGAAGAGCTCCAGCAGCTCTCCGGCGAGGTTCGCAAATCTTGGTTCTACACCCTTCGTGTCACCCGGGCCCGCGTCCTGAAGCTCGTCTCGGCCGTAGTAGGGATTCGGGGTAGCGTCCTCGCCCTTGAGCGAGCGGCCATCGGCGAAGATATCGTCGGGTAGGAATGAAGCGCCTCGACGAATCGGGCCAGAGATCCGCCGGATACCCGCCTCGTTCTCGACCCTGTGAATCGAAGAGGCAACGCGGGTACGGTCGACGGCGCGCAGCTCGAGCATGTCGCCGGCTCGGTTGTACGCTTTGACGTCATTGGTGAGCGTGAGCTCCGACCCCGCGCTCGACATGCCGCCGACTTCACCGGGTCGCAGATACAAGCGCTTGAATCGAGTGGTCTTGCCGAAGAGCCGTTCGAATGACGATTGGGTAGCGGGGTCGATGTTGGCGGGGTCATCGGGAGCGACGGGATCGAACCTCCAACCGCTGCGGACGCCAACGGGCAGATACCCTAGGATCGTGGCGTCCCATAGTTTGCTCTGCTTCTTCCGATAGCCAATGATGGCGATGGAGTTCACTTCGGGGATGCCACCCCAAAAGCTCCGAGGCCCGCACTGGGCCTGACTCAAAGACACCTCGAAGCGCTCGGCGACGGCTCCGGTGATGACCTTGAGGTCAGCCTTCATATTGACTTCATCAACACGCTGGACGATCGCGACCTTGATGCTGTAGTCGTCGCTCGAGAACTGCTTGCCCGGCGTCTGGCCGCTGAGGTCCTTCTTACTCATTGAGCGCTCTCCAGCTGCCGAAGCTTGGCCCTCGCGTTATCGAGATCCCGGGTCCCCTTGGTCCGCTCGTTCTCGAGGCTGCGAAGGCGACTGCTGATGCTTCCGTCGGGGGACAAGATTGAGCTCCCCGTCTGTTGCGCCGTCGTCAGTCGCTCCTCTTCCGCGTCGAGCTCGCGCAGGTGGGTCTCGAGGTTCGCTACCTCCTCCCGCAACGCTGCCGCCTTCGGCTCCCTCTGGAGGTTTTCACCAAACTCTTTCCAGGACTGGGAAAGATCGCTCATGGCCGAGCTACCCTGAAGGGCCAGGGCCGCCGGATCTCCACCACGTGCGCGATTGCCCGCCGAGAATGGCGGACTGAGCGGGCTGAACTGCGTCGGGGGCACGGCCGTTCCCGACACGATGGCTTCGCGGCTGGGGCCCTCGACGAGTTTGCCCCGAAGGGCGTCCTCGTATTGCTGGTGCGGACCGTCCAGGGACTCGTAGAGGTCGGCGAGGAACTTCTCCACCTGGGTGACGGTCAGACCCGCTGCAATGGGCGCTGAGGGCCCGGCAATCGGCAAAGCCGACCCCTCGAGGATCCCATCCACGTAAGGATCACCGACGAAGGTCCCATCCGTGGCGGTCTCGTCACTCGCCGCCTGCTCCAGACGGGTCTTCAGTCCGGCTGCTGCGCCCTCGGTTCGTCGCAACTCGTCTTGCAGACTAGCAATCTGGCCGTCCAAGTCTGCGAGCAGGGCGTCTCGCCCATCCGACGACGAAATCTGCACGTCAAAACGTTCGAGTTGCTTACTGCCAATTGCATCCTGGAGCCGAAGCACTTCCTTTGCCAATCGATCGGCTTCGACGCGACTGCGACGAGCGTCGTCGAAGCTGCTCCCCGAGTTGTCCGCCTGCGTGCCGCGCAGGATCTTCACCTGATAGCCGACGTTCATGAAAGCTAGATCGGCTCGTCCGAGCAGACAGGCACATTCCTCGTTGGGGACGACGTCCTCTTTGACCCTGAGCTCCGCAAGCGTCAGTGCGCGTGAGAGTTGGGAAGCCTCGACGCTCGCCACTTCGCCTCTGTTTGCAGCGGAGTTCAATGGAGCCGTGTCGATGAAGCTCTTCTCAGCCGTCGTAAACTCGGGCTCCCGAGCTTCCGGGTTGAGCGTCGCCCCTGACTGAAGGTCCTCCAAGTCTGGGGCCAACCTCGCGACGGCATCCGCGGGATTGCCATATGCGGAAGAGACGGCCGCCGTGAGCCCTTGCGACTGCGCCGTCAGGGTCTCGAACAGGCCCCCCGCGAGCGCGAGCTGCGTGTCAATCGATGCCCGAGTATTGCCGCCGGCCGAAAGAACCAAAGCCCCGTCTCGAAGGGACACCCCCCGCCCGTACCTAAAGTGTCCGACCAGCTCGAACCCTCGCTCATCCGACACCGGGCGAATGGTCGCCGACCCAAACAAACCGCCGTCGAGCTTCGTTCCCGTGCCGGATGACACCTCGATGTTGTTGATCGGAAGCTGAATGATCTCTTGGATGACCTTTGACAGATCGTGGACGTACGTGTACACGCCGGCCGATGTCATCCCATACGTGTAGCGATTGTTGAGGTGCCTATCCATCAGGTTGCGGTCTTCGTTCTGAACGAGACCCCCTGCAACCATAGCCTCGTTGCTCTTGGCCGCGGTCCGGTCGTCGCGGTTCCGGATCTTCGGTGCCTTGCGAAGATTCGACCGATTCTGTCCCATCAATGCAGTCAGTTCTTCGCTCGTCGGATCGAACGGCCGCGTGTACGCCATATTGACGTTGGGGTAGCCGACTATGCGACCAGTCTTGGGGTGCCTCAGAATGAGGGGTTCGTATGGGTCAGTTCCAACGGCATTCGTCTGCTGACTCGTTGGAGGCGTCTCTGCTGCCAACCCAACCTTGATTTTGAACCGTCCAGTCGTCGACAGCTCCCTGGCGCTGGGCTTCGTCGAGTTGACGAGCGGCGTCGATGTCTCGCTCGTCGATGAAGCCTTCTGCTGTTTGGCCACCGCATCACGAGTGAAGCTCGTGAGCTCGATGGTTCCGATTCCCTTCGGTGCGACGAACTTGGCCCGTTTGGCGGTGAGCGTCAAAGTCGTTTGCGCGCGCCCGCCAAACTGAATGTTGTGCCCAATCCCGCTCAGGTACCAGATCTGGTCCAACGGCGCGACATAGACAGGGAAGCCTAGCCTAAGTTCCGGACGCAGAGGGATATTGACGGTGCCTCGGTGCCGACGCGAGTTGATCTTGTCGAGCATGTCGAGCCCCGCATAGAACTGAGCCTCCGGGTTCTCGAGGTATTCGGCATTGAAGGATTGCGGCCGCCACCCATACTGGCGCAGAAGATGATAGTCCGTTACCTGGGTGTAGGGCGTATTGACATCGGACGTGACCCCGAAGTTCATCGATCCGCCTTGGAAGGCGCCCTGGATCTGCAGCTGAGTAATGACCTCTGATTCGGACTCGGAAAAGTCCCAATCGATGATGTCGATATCCTGGACCCACGACACCGGTTTGTTGCTCAAGGTATCCAGGTTGTAAAAGGGTGGCTTGAATACGATGTCCCCTGTGACGTCCATGTAGAACTCGAACCCAACGGCCTCTTTGCACACGTTGGCCAGCTCGAGCTTCGTTTGATATTCACTCTCCCAATGGTTTGGGCGACCGGAATTCGAGATGTTTGAACGAAACGGGATCACGTCGTTGATAGGATCGAAGAGCAACTGACCCCCATCGAATCCGCCATTGGCGTTACGCACGGCACTCGACGCGAAGCGACTTCCGACAGGGCTAGTTGCCGTCGGTTGACTCGCGTAGATGGCGTCCCCGCGCACGCCCGCGCCACGAACCCCATAGAGGAGGAGGCTCGACCGCATCTTGCCAAAGCGCGCTTGCCAGTATGCGGTGATGTCTCTTCGTAAACCCAAGAACGTCGGCTCGTCGAGCGCCTCACGGGTCACGCTGTTCAGGGACCCCTTGGCTTGCAACACATCGCCCATTGACTGTTGGGCGAGCGTCCAAATGACATCGTAAACGTTACACCCATCGAAGACATTGCCGGTGTTGTAGTTGGCCCCGAGTTGCCCGGCTGCTTGCGTGAGCGCCGGGGTGGTATTCATCCGTGACAGCTCCCACCACTTGAGAATGTCCGCACAGCTGACGCTGAACGTGTTCTGGCCGCTCGCGTAGCCATTGCCAACATCTGTGATGAGCCCCCAGAAGATCGGGTAGTATTGAGGGAGGCCGTTTACGAGATAGTACCCTTTGGCGTAGATCTCGACTTCCATCATGTTCGACAGCAAGGGCTCGCCATCGACGAGGAAGTCGTCAATCGAGTGCCGCGGGATGCTCAGACTAAAATTCGCCGACCCAGGAGCATTGTTGACGTTGAGGTCGACCTGAATGCTCGTGACGTACTTGTTTATGTCGAAGCTACGTCGACACTTCGTGCAAGCGATCAGGTCAGTCTGGCCATTGATATAGATCACGGCATCCGGGGCCGTGACCACCGTGGGGCGGACACCGTCGCGCCAGGTACCTTGGAAGGGACTGCGTGCCATTCAAAGTCCGGACTGGGTGCTCAGCCCGCGGCGGCCGCCCGTAAAAGCCCGTGCTCCCCCGTAGTTGAACGTCGATGGGAACTCGAGAAGGAAGGCCGCGCGCGCCGTAAACTCAAAGTTGTATTCGAGCGTGAACGGCTTCGTATCCGCTTCGGCCATGCTGAACGAATCGAAGGCGCCGATGTAGAGAATATTGTCGTAGAAGATGTAGACTGATCCGACCGTCGAGAGCAGGACGTCCTTCTCGTGGGCCCCCACGTCTTGAACGTACATGCCACCGTTGTTCTTGTAGAGTAGATAGAGCGATTGGAAGTTCTGCCAGGCGAGGCTGTAGTTTCGCGCGTGACGACTCAGCCCAGGCCCACCGCGCCCGAGACCGGGTGCGGCGTCGAGGGCGTAGAACGCTGCGACCTGACCTGACCCCGAGATCTTGTCTTGGTCGTCGCCCCAATACTCGATGATGGGCCCATGGCGTGTCCAGCTTCCATCGGCGACAATCTTCTGAGACTTGATGCCGAACTTCTTCGGGTTGACGAGCAGCCTCAGTGGAGGCGTGTTCATCATCGACTGCAGCGCGCTCTTGATCGCCAGCAGCTGGGCTCGCTGAACATTGGTGATATGTTCTTGAACCATGTCGACCTTGCGCGAGAGCTCGCGTCGAAAGGAGTTGGCGCTGTTCGATCCAAAGCCAACATACACGGCTGAGTCTGCATCTGCCTTTAACGGCACCGGCTCGGAAGAAGAGCCACCAGAGAAGACCGATTGCTCTGCAGCACGGCGCCTCACCAGACCGGGAGCGATCTTCCCGCCGACCTTGTTCCACACCAAGAACTGCTGAGTCGCTCCAGCCAGATCCCCGGCATTCAACATCCTCACCAGCGTGCTTTTCGCAAATGCGCCAACTCCGATGTTGAATGTCAGACTCACCAAAGCATCAAACTGAGCCTGACCTATTGGCACCTTGACCGCTCGCGAGACGGCCGCCTCGGCGTGCCTGATGTCATGAGACAATGCCTCATCAGCCTGCCCCTGCGTCCACACGAGCCCCTCGACGACTTCAGAACCCGTGTGGCCAACGCCAATCGTCCACACGCCGCCAATGTCTCGATAGGCCGTCAGCACGGTACCCTCATGATTCCGGATCGCCCGAAGACCAGCCGGTGAGGTCTCTAGGATCCCACCTTGTCCGCTTCCGCGCAGCGGCACGCCGTTGTCTGACGACACGTTGAGGACGACTTCGTCACTCTCGGCAACGGCTGTCACATCTTCTACTGCGGCCCGAACGGCCTCCGAGCGGTCCAGCAGTAGGCTCTCATTGATGCTTTGCACCGGCGGGAGGATGCCGATCGCAAAGAGCTTTGTGTTCCTCGCCTTCCCAGGCACCGCCGACATAGGCACGAATCCAGCTGCCAACGGGTCCGCTTGCAGCGTCAGATCGCGGAAGAAGCTGAGAATCGAGGGCAGATCGCTACCCACGTTAGCCCCGAACCCATAGACAGCCGGGGAATAGTACTGGGCCGACGTCGAGATCTGGCGATTGACGGGACTCGGAAAGCCGCTGGCGTTTCGCTCCACGATTACCTCACTCCGGATGACACCGCGTTCAAGCCCTGGAAGTTTGGTCGTCTGATGACGCCTGACTGCTGAGCACTCATCTGCAAGACGATGTGCTCGACCTTGAACGCCCAGTTCAAGGCAAACGCATATGGAGAGTCGTCCGTTTCATCCACGTCGAACGACGTGAAGTGTCCAAGGTACGTCCCACGATCGTACATGAGCATGACGTGGCCCTGCAGAACGATGTTGCCGGAGGGGTCATGAACGGCGCCGTTGTTGTGATAAAGGTCGTAAAGATCACGAAAGCGATCCCAGGCGATCGTCCTCTGGCGCAGCACCGAGCTCAGGCCCGTGTAGAGATTGACGAAGGCTCCCGTCGACCCATCTGCGGAGATCTCCATGAGGCTGTCGCCCCAATGCTGCTCGACCCACCCGCCTCTCGTCTGAAAGCGCTCGATCTTCTTCGAGTGACTCTCGTTCAGGTTTGCTGGATTCACGTGCATGACGAGCGCGTGCGGGAGCAAGACCTTCCGACGATCGAACGGGCTCGTGACCTGGAAGGCCAGGGGGATTCCGCGTCTCCTTCGATTCGCAGGATGCGAGTATCCTGTGTCTGTTCCGGGAACCGCGACCCTTTGGAAGTTGGAATTCGCTGACGGGATCTCCGGCATGTTCCCCTCCCCTTCAGTAGAATTTCTCGCGACGCTTGTAGTCGCGGATGCCCTCGATAACCTTGCCTTCGATGAGGCTGGCAAGGTCTCGCCCTCCGATGCCATTGACGGTTACGTTGACGCTGGCTCCCCCAGCCCCAGCCGGTACGATCCTCTCTCCACGCCCTACGGACGCAAGCCCTTCCCCGCGCGCCGCCACGATGGCCAGACCATTGGCAATCCCCGTGACGACTCCACCAGCGGCATTTGCTGCCGCCTTCCCAGCGTCCCCCACAGCAGCCAAGCCACCGAGGGTAGAACCCTTCGCCGCGCTGCCCCCGGCAAACAGTTGGGCCATTGCGCGAGGGTCGCTCACGTTCCCCTTGGCCATCGCGCCGAGCAAAGCCCCGCGCTCCGTGCCGTTATAGAGATAGAACTCGAAGAGCGCGATTCGAAGAGCGGACAACATCGCCTTCTCGTTCTCCGACGCCATCTCTTTCGCCGTGGCAGGCTCGATTCGGATTCCACTCTGGCTCAGATCGTCGTGCACCTTCTCATTCGTTGCGGCGACTGCCGTCAAGGTCGCGGCAGCTTCAGTGGTCGCGGCCGCCATTTCAACAACGGGAGTCGACGCCGGTGCCGCTGCACCG